TTGAGAAAAGAGCAAACACTAGAACAAAGGAGGCATTCGATGCGATTGAAGCAGATAGTCAGCGTATTAGCACTCTTAACGATTAGTGGGTGTAGTTTACTTCAACAGGCGCCAAGAGAAGTTGAGATAATAACTAAACCGGTTCAGATAGATATTGTACAGCCAGTAATGCCTAGAGCAATAGACTTAAAAGAACCTAAATGGTATGTAGTTTCAGATACCAAGATAATTGAAAATTGTCTGAAAGATCCTGAAACTAAGAAATCAAACTGTAAATTAGGTAGAGAAGATTTGTATCCAGAAGGATATACATATCTTGATAAATTTATAGATGACATAAAGAAAAACCATGGCGGAGATATTGTATTTGTTGCTATGACAGTTGATGATTATGAGTTAATGTCTTATAATACTCAGGAAATTAAAAGATATATTAATCAGCTCGGTGAGGTGATAGTTTACTATAGGAATGTAACAATAAATGATGAACAAGCTGGAGCAGTGGAAATTAAATTGGAGAAAGAAGATGGCAACAACTAGAATGAAAGAACACTTAACGGTAATGGAAAGAGCAGAGGTTGCAGCAAAACTTTCGGCAATTGCATATATGAACCCTAAAGCTGCAGAAACAGCATGTAAGAAACTCGGATTTGTTTCAGGTAAGATTATTAGTAGAGATGGAGCAGAAGTACTAGTCGCAAAAGACAGAAATGATATGTGGTTTGCATTTAGAGGAACAGAACCTTCTAAATTAAATGATGTTATGGCTGATCTCAAAGTAATTAAGAATACAGCAAAAGCTGGTGGTAAAGTACATGGTGGATTCCAAGAAGAAGTAGATGATGTTTGGATGGACATTGTAAAAGAACTAGAACACAATGATCAATTAAAAGTAAGAAAAGATGTTTATATGACTGGTCATAGTTTAGGTGCTGCCATGGCAACAATTAGTGCAACAAGGTACCAACCAGAAGAACTATTTACATTCGGATCTCCAAGAGTTGGCGGAAAACATTTCATTAAAAATATTAAATCGCCGCATTACAGATTTATGAATAACAATGATATAGTATGTAGAATCCCACCTGCATGGTTGGGTTTCAGGCATCATGGAGAGATGATATACTTTAATAGATTCGGAGAGAAACAAACTAAACCAACATGGGCAGATATGTTCTATGGTATTTTTAACTCTTGGAAAAGATTTAAATTCTTTGATGGAGTAGTAGACCATGGAATGCCTAACTATGTTAAAGCTATTAAAAAATTAGCAAGGGTAAAGTAAGTGTATTTCCTTCTCATACTATCGCTGAAGTCTATTCTAAGTTCTGTTATAGGTTCTTCGTTTTATAATTGGTTCCAAGGCACAAAGGGTGGTATCTGGTTCCAAAAACAAGTAGATAGATTCATGCAACACTTTGCTGAGAAGTATGATTTAGAATTGGCTAAGAAAGATGCCAAATTTGTAAAGCAGTTTCCCCTGGTCGCCAAACGACTAGAAGAACTGGAAAAGATCGCCCACCCTAAATGTGGACTAGATGGTTTCGATGGTTATCCCACTCTGATAGATAGAATAGAAAAACTTGAAAAAAAAGTAAAATAGTTGTTTACAAACACTGAAAAATGTGTTATAATATATACTATTAAACACTGGAATAATAATGGATGGGATGAACATAATGAAAATAGATGTCACTAAGCGAGATGGCACGAAACAAGAATTTGATTTAGAAAAAGTACACAAAGTACTTGATTGGGCATGTAAGGATATTACAGGGGTATCCATATCAGAAATAGAACTTAAAGCTAATATTCAGCTATATAATAATATACCAGCATACGATATACACGAACTTTTAATTAAGTCCGCTGCAGAACTTATATCTGAACATACTCCAAACTACCAATTTGTGGCCGCTAGGCTAATTAATTACAAACTCCGCAAAGAAGTTTATGGTGACTATGATCCATGGGCTCTAACCACTTTAATTAAAGAGAATATACATAGAAAAGTATACGATAAAGAATTTTTGGTTAATTATACCGAAGAAGAAATTAATCAATTAGACAGATATATTAAACATGAACGTGATGATACATTTACATACGCCGGTATGGAACAGTTTAGAGGTAAGTATTTAGTACAAGACCGTAAGAATAAGATCCATTACGAAACACCTCAAGTATTGTATATGATGGTTTCTGCCACTCTGTTTATGAACTACCCTAAAGAAACCCGTTTAAAATATGTAAAGGATTATTATGATGCAATTTCTCAGTTTTATATTTCACTACCCACTCCGATTATGGCAGGAGTTCGTACACCAACCAGACAGTTCTCAAGCTGTGTCCTTATCGAAAGTGGTGATAGTCTTGACTCTATTAATTCTACTGCAAGCTCGATTGTAAAATACATCAGTAAAAAAGCAGGTATCGGTATTGGAGCAGGTTCAATTAGGGCCGAAGGTGCCAAAGTAGGTGATGGTTCAGTAGTTCATACTGGATTAATTCCATTCTTAAAATATTTTCAAGCTGCAGTAAAATCGTGTAGTCAAGGTGGTGTTCGTGGTGGAGCAGCAACTGTATATGTTCCTGTATGGCATTATGAATTTGAGGACTTGGTTGTACTAAAGAATAATAAAGGCACAGAAGAAGGCAGAGTCAGACACATGGACTATGCATTCCAGTTTAATAAACTAATGTATGAAAGACTATTGACTAATGGTACTATTACNTTCTTTGATCCAAATGATGTCCCTGGCTTATATGAGGCTTTCTTTGCAGANCAAGATAAATTTAAAACTCTTTATGAGAAGTATGAACGTAAGACATCTATTAGAAAGAAAACTATGCCAGCAGTAGAAGTATTTTCATCGTTCTTAACAGAAAGAAAAGATACTGGTAGAATATATTTAATGAATGTAGACCATGCTAATGACCATGGTGCATTCTTGCCTGATCAAGCCCCTATTCGTATGAGTAATCTATGTTGTGAGATTGATTTACCAACTACACCTCTTAATTCACCCGATGATGCGGAAGGTGAAATTAGCCTATGTACTTTATCTGCAATTAATTGGGGGTTAATAAATGAACCAAAAGATTTTGAAAAATACTGCGATCTTGCTGTCAGGTCTCTTGATGAATTACTTGACTATCAAGGATATCCAGTTCCAGCTGCTAAGAAAGGTACTCTCAACCGTAGACCTCTCGGAGTTGGTATAATAAATCTAGCCTACTTCTTGGCTAAAAGAGAGTTAAAATATGATGAATCTGCTTTTAAGATAGTAGACGAATATGCTGAAGCATGGTCTTATTATCTTATTAAGGCATCTGCTATACTAGCGGAAGAAAAAGGCAAAATACCTTTAAATTATGAGACAAAATATGGTGGCGGGGTTTTACCAATTGATACATATAAGAGTGCAGTAGATAATTTAATAGAGCATACTGAACGATTGCCGTGGGACGAGTTGAGAACTCAACTTAAAGCTACTGGAATCCGTAATAGTACTCTAATGGCATTAATGCCCGCAGAAACATCTGCACAAATCTCTAACAGTACGAATGGAATAGAACCACCTCGTGCATTAGTTAGTTATAAACAATCTAAGGATGGTGTTATGGCACAGGTAGTACCTGGTTATCATCACCTAAAGAATAAGTATGACCTGCTCTGGGATCAAAAATCTCCAGACGGATACTTAAAGATATGTGCTATCTTACAGAAATATATTGACCAAGGAATATCGGTTAATACTTCTTATAATCCAGAACACTTTGAGGATAATAAAATTCCTATGTCAGAAATGATTAAGGATACTGTTACTGCATATAAATTTGGATTAAAACAGCTCTATTACTTCAACACCAACGATGGTGCTGGAGAAATGACCGACGAGGCAACTCATCACAGTTATGAAGGTGAATCAGAAGTATTTGATGATGACGACTGTGAAAGTTGCAAAATATAATAAACTATTTAAACAACAAGGAAAACTAAATAATGTCAGTATTGAAGAAGAATAAAAAATCACATCTAGAAAAGAATATGTTTTTAGATGAAGGTGTAGATATTCAAAGATATGATGAATTAAAGTACCCACAATTAGATAAAATAACAGAGAAACAACTTGGATTCTTTTGGAGACCCGAAGAGGTAGATATTTCAAAAGATAAGAAAGATTTTGATTCTCTTACCGAACACGAAAAACACATCTTTACATCCAATCTTAAAAGACAGATTGTATTAGATAGTGTACAAGGCCGTGCTCCTAATCTTGCATTTCTACCAATCGCATCATTACCCGAAGTAGAAAACTGGATTGAATGTTGGTCATTCTTTGAAACTATTCACTCTAAAAGTTATACACATATTATTCGTAATATCTATCCATCACCTGGCGTAGTATTCGATACTATTCTAAACACTAAAGAAATTAGTAATTGTGCGGATTCTATTAGTACATATTATGACGACCTCGTAACAGCTAATAACGGCCCTACCAATAAGATGGATCACAAGAGAGCTGTTTGGATGGCAATGATGAGTGCTAATGCTCTGGAAGGAGTACGTTTCTATGTGTCATTCGCGTGTTCATGGGCATTTGCAGAGTTAAAGAAAATGGAAGGTAATGCTAAGATTATTAAATTTATTGCACGAGACGAGAATATTCATCTCGCGTCTACTACTACCATGCTTAAACTTTTACAAAAAGAAGATAAAGATTATATCAAGATTGCTAAAGAAATGGAAGATCAATCAGTTAAGTTATACGTTGATGTAATTGAACAAGAGAAAGAATGGGCTCAATATTTATTTAAAGATGGTTCTATGATTGGTTTAAACGCGAAGTTATTATCTGACTATATAGAATGGATCGGTTGTAAAAGAATGAGAGCAATTGGTCTAACGTGCCCATACACAGTATCCCAAATGAATCCATTGCCATGGACAGAAAAATGGATTGGTGGTGGTAATGTACAGGTAGCGCCACAAGAAACAGAAATTACATCTTATGTTACAGGTGGAGTTAAACAGGACGTAGATGAAGATACACTATCAGGACTAAGTTTATAGTGGAAAAGAAAATTCTGCAAGTAGTAAATTTAGCACCAAGTGAATCTTGGATAGAAAAATTAACAGAAATGCATCCAATGAGGCAAGTATTCTGGGCCAGTATAATACAAATATGTGTATTCGGGTTTATGTTACTAGCCTTTTGGATAATTAATGGAGTAGTAAATTGGTAATAGAAATATACAGCAAAGACCAATGTCCTTTTTGCGACATGGCAGTACACAAAGCCCAAGCAATGATACAAGAAAGATCAGATATATCTTATAAGGTGTTTAAACTTGGAGTTGATTTTGGCAGAGAAGAAATGCTAGAGAAATTTCCTACAGCTAGAACATTCCCTCAAATAGTGGTTGATGAACAGAATATAGGCGGGTGGCAAGAATTTCAAAAAATTTAAACAATAAGGAGTTACTTATGAAGTATGGTACTGCACCAACTCACTGGTATGTGCATGATTGTCAATTTTGTTATAAGAGATCCTTTATTCATTTAGAAGACGAATGGGATACCGAAGATCGGTTCTGCCCTAACTGTGGAATATCAACCGAAGTTGATGATACATATAACTATGACAACGAAGAATACGAGGAGTAAACCCCCATGGCTCTATCAAGGAGTAGAATGGCAGCCGCCAAAAGAATTCAGTCACGAAGACGTGTACGGTTTTGTTTATTTGATAACGAACAACAAGGACAATCGGAAGTACGTTGGAAAGAAATTCTTTTGGAGTCAAAAGACACTACCAATAACAAAGACTCGAAAACGGAGAAAGAAACTTAAGGTAGAGTCTGATTGGAGAATTTATTGGGGTTCTAATAAACATCTTGTTATAGATATTGAAGAACATGGCCCTGAGAATTTTACTAGAGAGATACTCCATTTGTGTAAGACCAAAGGGGATTGCGCATATATGGAAGCAAAAGAACAGTTTGCTAGAGAAGTTTTACTAACAGAGGAATACTATAACGGCATCATTGCTTGTAAAATCGGTGGTCAAACAGTTAAAAATTTAATTAAATAACCCTTTACTTTTGCCAAAAAGTGTAGTATAATATACCTATTATGAACAATATAATACCATTTCCCACCGAAAGGCGGCAAGAACAGATAGAGTCCGAAAGAAATTTCGCATATGAAAGTTATACAGAAGAGTGTACTGATACAGCTCAATTTGTTTTACTTATGATTGAGGATTATCTATGCGAAGAAGATTCTGCATTTGATGAAATGGAATTTAGGAATCCAGAGTTTGATGAATCACGAGATATGTATGTGATTATTAACTTACTTTCCTCAATGTTTATGAGATATGGCGGTCTGGAACATTTCTTACATAAAGAAATGGATGACCTTTTTACTAAAATTGAAGCGAATAAAAAAATATGATATTAATTGACTATAGTCAGATCGCACTTTCAAACATTATAGTGCAAAAATTAAATGATGAAAATATGATTAGACATATGATTCTTAACAGTATCCGTATGTATAATAAGAAGTACCGAAACGAATACGGCCAGATGGTAATTTGTGCTGACGGCATGAATACTTGGAGACGTGAATATTTCCCAGAGTATAAAGCTAATAGAAAGAAAAGCAGAGATGCTACTTCTCACATGGACTGGCCAGAAATCTTCCGTATTATAACATTGATTAGAGAAGAAATACAAGAGAACTTACCATATAAAGTATTACACATGGAAGGTTGTGAGGCTGATGATATTATTGGTGCACTTGCTATTCGTTCTCAAGATTTTGGTCAAGGTGAGCCTATAATGATTGTGTCTTCTGATAAAGATTTTATTCAACTACAAAAGTATAATAACGTAAAACAATTCTCACCAATTCAGAAGAAAGTAGTTACCGATAAGAACCCTAGAACATACTTATTTAATCATATTATGAGAGGCGATGTTGGTGACGGTATACCTAATATACTATCTAAGGATGATACTTTAATAACCGAAGGTGCTAAACAAACACCTTTAAGACAAACAAGAATTGATGATTGGTTAGAGAGAAGTGATGATTTAAAATCTGCTATGCCAGAAGAAACTTACAGAAATTATCAAAGAAATAAGACATTAATTGACCTTACTAAAATCCCAGAATCAATACAAGAATCAATTATAAATACTTATGATAACCAAAAACTACCAATGAGAATGAAAGTTTTGAATTATTTAATTAAAAAAAGATGTAATAACCTGATTGAATGCGTGGAGGAATTTTATAATGCGTAGAAAATTAATATCCGAGGTCTTTGAAGAGGCCGCAAAATTAAACACTAAAAAGGCTAAGATTCAATTCTTAAAACAAAACGATTCAGCGCCTCTAAGAGATATTATTAGAATCAACTTTGATGATGATATTGTATCACTATTACCTAAAGGTGCACCGCCATATAAAAAAGATGACGCTCCTGATGGGTATAATAATTCTACTTTATATAGCCAATTTAAAATGTTTAAACATTTCTTTAAAGGCCCAAAAAGTAATATTAACCAAGTTAAAAGAGAAACACTTTTTGTTGGTGTATTAGAAGCACTTCACGTTAATGAAGCAGAATTGCTTATTCAAGCAAAAGATAAAGATTTAAAGTACAAAGGAATCACTAAGAAATTAGTTATGGATGCATTCCCTAATTTAATTCGTAAATAATTTAAACTAATAACGGAGGATAGCCTATAGACCAACCTTTATAATGATAGAATTTCAATTAACCAACATGGAGAAACATTATGCATGTACAGATTGAGCGCCTAAAGAAAGATAAGAACGAGGCAATATACTATCAGAAGAAACTTAAACGCAAAGGAAAAGATGTTCTGGCATATAAAATGCAGAAAAAAATCGAATACCTAAATAAATATATCGAAGATATGGCGTTAGTTGCAGGAGGTTAAATAACAGGGTATAAGGCCCTGTGGGTTCAGGGCCCTTTACTTTATGAAAAACCAACAAAAATTTACAAAAGAAGAAATAGAAAATTCTAAAAGAATTTATAAATCAGCCACACCAAAATATACCTTAGATTGGTATGTAAAATGGATCGCATCAGTATTCGTTTTGTGCGCAATGTCATTACGAGGTATTGATGGGTTTCAGACGTGGGACTTAGGGTTCTCTATTATTGGTATTACACTGTGGTTGTGGGTATCAATAATGTGGAAAGATCGAGCCTTAATTGTGCTAAATGCAGCAGGATTACTACTACTATTAAGAAATATATTTTCTACATTAAATGGTTGACAAATTAAACTAACTGTGATATAATATACATTATGAATATCTTTATACTACACAAAGACCCCATCAAAGCGGCACAAGACCAGTGCGATAAGCACGTGGTTAAAATGATTGTCGAATCAGCACAAATGTTATCTACAGTCCACAGAATGTTGGACGGCCAACTAGAAACCAGACCATCTAAGTCAGGTAAAAGAATGGTAAAGTATTGGAAACTAGATGACACTCACAAAGAAAATTTATATTACAAGGCTGTGCATATGTATCATCCATGTACAGTATGGACTGCAGAATCATCATCTAATTACAGATGGCACTATGAACATTTTGTTGCACTATGTAGAGAATATACATATAGATATGGTAAAACACATTCAACAGAAACCAAGTTAGGTTTAGAGTTAGGATTATTACCTAAAAATATGCCAATGGGAGATTATACACCCTTTAAACTTGCCATGGGTTCGAATCCAGAATGTATGTTCGCTGACCCAGTAAAGTCATATCGTGCATTCTATCATACAAAACAGGAAAGATTTAAAATGGATTGGACAAAAAGAAACGTACCAGAGTGGTTTAATTATGCCAACGTATGATTTTAAAAATTTAAAAACGGGAGAAGTAGAAACCAAATTTATGTCTATTGCTTCTATGGAAGAATATATCAAAGATCCTAATATTCAACAAGTAATGTCTGCACCTAAATTGGTAACTGGTACCCAAAGTGTACTATCTAAAGCAGGTGACGGATGGAAAGAAGTACAAGATAGAATTAAATCAGGATTACCACCAAGATATAGGGATAACATTAAAACAAAATGAGTGCTCAAAAACCTGCCCGTTTAAGATTAGAACATCTTATTACATTAGACCCACTTACTAAATCACAAGAAGAAGTATTTGCCTCTTGGAAAGAAGGCTTTAATTTAGTGTTATCTGGTTCAGCTGGAACTGGTAAAACATATATTTCTACTTACTTGTCATTATTGGATATTTTAAATAAAGATAAACAAGAACAGAAATTAGTGATAGTAAGATCAGCCGTTCCAACTCGGGATATGGGATTCTTGCCAGGAACACTAGAAGAAAAAGAAGACGCTTATAAAGCACCTTACTATTCTATTCTAACTCAGTTATTTGAAGACAGTGATGCTTGGAAAAAGATAGAGCAAATGAAACAGATTGAGTTTTTAACAACTTCGTTTATACGAGGTATAACTCTTACTGATTGTATAGTACTTATAGACGAATCACAGAACCTAACTTATCACGAATTGTGTTCAGTAATTACACGATTGGGTCATAACTGCAGAATTATATTATGTGGGGATTATTACCAATCGGATTTTACTAAACACGGCGATAGAGAAGGGCTAGAAAAATTCACAAAAATTTTAGAGAATATGAAACTCTTTAATCACGTTGAATTTACATGGGAAGACATTGTCAGATCTGGTCTGGTAAGGGACTTCATAATGACAAAGGAAATGGTAGAAAATGGGAAACTTTAAACATGAAAAAATTAATTTGGGATATAGCGATCTTTCTGCAAAAACAGGCGCTACTGGTAGAACATACACCACTCCTGATGGTAATAATTATCCTTCTATTACAACAGTTCTCTCTATTTTAAGTAGAGAAGCTATCCAAGCGTGGAGAGCAAGAGTTGGTGAAGAAGAAGCAAATAAAGTATCAAGAATAGCTTCTGGACGAGGTACTGCAGTTCATGACTTATTAGAAAGATATGTTAACAATGATCCAGATTTTGCTAAAGGTGTAATGCCACATATATTACAATCTTTTAAAGATGTACAAGAACAATTAGACACAAGATTAACTAAGGTTTATTCACAAGAAGCTCCATTATATTCAAATCATTTAGGTTTGGCTGGCAGAGTGGATTGTGTAGGTGTATGGGATGGTAAAGATTCTATTGTGGATTATAAAACATCTCGTAAACTAAAGAAGAAAGAATGGGTGAAAGGCTATTTCATGCAGTGTTGCGCATATGCAATAATGTGGGAAGAAAGAACTGGAATGCCCATTACACAATTGGTCGTTTTAATAGCTGTAGATAATGAAGAACCACAGGTCTTTATAGAACATAGAGACAACTGGGTTAAACCATTACTTGATGTAATAGAACAGTATACTACAGAACAAAAACGTAAACACATATTTGGAAACTAGGAGAATAAAATGTTAACAGTAGGAGATGAATTCCCGGCATGTACTTTGCAGGGTGTCAACGAAAATAATGAATTCGTTGAAGTAAAAATTGAGAATGGATTTACGCCACATAAAAAAGATTGGAGTGTGGTTTATTTCTATCCAAAAGATTTCACATTTATCTGCCCAACAGAAATTGCTGGGATGGATATGTTAGTGGAAGAGGCGAATGTTGTCGGTATCAGTGGTGATAACGAATTTTGTAAATTGGCGTGGAAACAGAATAATGAGTTAATCGGTAGTATTAATCATGTTCTAGCGGCAGATTGCGGATTAGGTCTATCACATAAACTTGGTATTGTTAACGAAGACGAAGGTGTTTGTTACAGGGCAACATTTATATATGATAAAAAAATGGTCATTCAACACGTATCAGTAAATGCACTTGATACTGGAAGAAATGCCCATGAAGTATTAAGGACTTTACAAGCACTCAAGGCCGGTGGTCTTACTGGGTGTGAATGGAATCCTGGAGAGGAATTTGTAGTATGAGAAATGCAATGATAACTGCGCTTAAAAATCATTACCATGGCGAGATTGGTAAACACAAGATGAATGTTGAAGCATTCTTACAGAACCCAGTTGGTGTGGGTGAACACATTGATATTATGGAGACAATCTCTGCAGAAATCGGAAAGATTGCAGAATTTGAAGATAAGTTAATGATTTTAGAAACACACTTTATATCGGAAACAGTAAAAATTTAACAAAAAAGTGTTGACAAAGTGTATCTCCTAGTATATAATATACATATAAAGGAGATACATTATGGACATTATATTTGACGTTGACGGGACTCTTATGGATATAGAACATAGGAGACATTTCGTGACACAAAGACCGAAGGATTTCAATGCCTTCAGAGCAGCCACGAAGGATGACACACCTAAGCATGAGATATTCGCTATAGCCAAAGCTATGAAAGCCGCTGGCCATAGAATAATTATTTCATCTGGCAGAAACAAATCACAAATGGATATAACAGTAGAACAGATTTCTTCACAGGGTCTTTCGTTCGACGCTATATTTATGAGATCCAACAATGATTTCAGACCTGACTTTGAAGTAAAAGAAGGCATGCTTGTTAAGATGACAGGCCAAGGATTCGACCCAATTATGGCATTTGATGACAGACAACAAGTGGTAGATATGTGGAGAAGACACGGTATTACGGTTATGCAAGTTGCAGAAGGTGATTTTTAGTAAAAATAATTCAACAAAATGGTTGACAAAAGGGTATAACCGTAGTATAATATACCCATGATAAGGAGAAATATGAAAGATAATATAATATTAGTGGACTGCGATGGAGTACTATGTGATTGGGAATACGCATTTACTCAGTTCATGCATCACAAAGGATTCCCAACCGTAGATTCTACTGCGTATAACGTAGGTAAAAGATTCAATTTCACAAGAGAACAAGGTCACAAATTCGTTGAAGAATTTAATGATTCTGCTGCTATTGGTTTTCTACCACCTCTAAGAGATGCGGTGTACTACATGAAAAGACTTAATATGTTACATGGTTATAAATTCCATTGTATTACATCATTAAGTACCAACAGATATGCACAGAAATTAAGAGTTCAAAACCTCGAATTATTATTCGGTAAAGAATTGTGGGAAGATTTTACTTTCCTACCATGTGGAGCGGATAAAGACGAAGAACTGGCTAAATTTAAAGATACGGGTTGCTTTTGGATAGAAGATAAACCAAAAAATGCTCAAGTCGGTCTTGATATGGGACTGGATTCATTACTTATTGCTCATGAACACAATGCTGAGGAAATAAACATTCCTAGGTATTGGAAGTGGAAACACATGTATAAACATATTATTGGAGAGATTTAATGAAGCCTTGGGAAATAATTGAATTACTTAGGTCGGACAACAGTAAGTTATTTAAACTAGATGTTCTAGCGAATAACATGGATAACGAAGAGTTTGTCGAAGGCCTTCAGTACGGGTTAACACCTTTAATTACCTATGGCACTAGAGATTTTTCGGAGTTAGTAGAAGAAAGAACTGTTGGAGATGCTCGTAATCAACTCTCCTCTTGGTATCACTTTAAACAGTTACTAGATAAATTAATTAATAGAGAATTAACTGGTCATGCAGCAAGAGACGCAATAGCAGAATTAGAAGAAGGTTGCACTGCAGAACAATGGAACAATTGGTATAGGTGTATTCTTCTTAAAGATTTTAAGGCAGGATTCTCTGAGAGATCAGTAAATAAAGTAAAGAAAGGCACAATACCAGTCTTTGGTTGTATGCTAGCCAGGGATGGTGCAAAAGAAGAAAAGAAACTTGTTGGTGATGTTATTATCGAAAACAAGTATGATGGTGTTAGGTGTATTGCTATTATACAAAATAACTCCGCTACTCTTTACAGTAGGAATGGTAAAGTATTCCCTAACTTCCCTCATATAGAAGAAGCATTAAGTAAACCAGAATTTAATAATATGGTATTTGATGGCGAAATTATGAGTGATAATTTTCAGGCCTTAATGAAACAAGTATATAGAAAGACTGATGTTGATACATCCGATGCATACCTTGCACTCTTTGATGTACTTGATCTTGCGGAATTTAATCAAGGTAAGGGTAATTATTCTACACTAGAAAGAAAGACTATTCTGGAGAATTTATGTTTTAAAATGACTGTAACTGATGATTGCATTAGAGAAGTCGAATGGACTAGATGTAACCTAGACACAGAAGGTGGTCAAAGAATATTTAAAGACATGAATAAGACTGCTATTAAAAATGGTTATGAAGGTCTTATGGTTAAACCGATCGATGCAGTATATCAATGTAAAAGATCGGCAGCTTGGTTAAAGATTAAACCAGTAATTGAAGTTACACTTACTATAAAAGATATAGAAGTTGGCCAAGGCAAGTTCGAAGGTACTACAGGTGCTTTGGTTTGTGAGGGTGTAGATGACGGAGTACACATTAAGGTTAATGTAGGTTCTGGTCTTAGTGATGACCAGAGAGATATGTTCTGGGATAACAGAGATGTTATAATAGGCGATTTGGTTGAAATCAGAGCAGACGCTATTACTCAAGCAGAGAATGGTGAATATAGTTTAAGGTTCCCTAGGTTTAAAACATTTAGGGGTTTTAATAAAAGTGAAAAAATATAAGGAGAAATTATGACAGCGCCAGTGAAATTTATTAATGACGGAAGATACTATGGAATTCCAAAGGATTCAACTATTCAATGGAAACCTAAAAAGTATGCAATAGATGCCTTTGACTTTGAAAAGTTTAAAGTAAGGGTAGAAAAGTTACAAGAAGAGGGCAATAAAGCCTCACTAAAAACAATCAGAAAGAACGTAGAAAGGATATGTAAAGATAACCCTGATATGTTTGATGATTTTTTAAACTTATTATAGGAGAATAATATGCCACCAGTAAAATTTAAAGACAGTCAAGTTTTAGTTGATAGAAGCACTAAGAAGAAAACTGTGCAACATTTTTATATGAAATCAACTCCTCTTAAGGACCTTCAAGAAGCATTAGAAAAATCTAATACTCCGCCTAAACAAAAACAGAAGATTAGAAATGAATTGGTTAGGCGAAATATTTAAAAGTTTTTTCGATATGGTAACGACTATTTTTAAATGGTCTATCATCCTTACATTAGTATCTCTGATATGTTTAACCATATTATATAGCTTAGAAAGCATTGCTGTATAAATAGTACTATTACCCCACATTGGAGATATAATGGTAGCAAAGAACGACGTGACTGGAGATTCTATCCAGACTAAAGTAACAAGTAAAGCATACTTGGATAATTATGATGCAATCTTTGGTAACAAAGACTTTAAAATCAAACAAAAATCTGTTACTGAATTAAATTGGGATGGCAATGAAGATAGAGGCCGCTATGGAGAAGATGAATCGAAACAAAACAAGGTATCATCGGGTACTGTTTGACAAAGACAGTCCATTCAAGCGACATCAAGTAGTTCCAAATAAAAAGAAAAATATTCCCAGAAAAAGTAAAAGTGGTAATATAAATAGTTTAGAGGATTAAATATGGCAGAATTATTAGACTTTGATTTCGGTTTTACCGCCGTTGATGAAAACGAATTAGAAGCAGTACAGAAGGTAACTTCTCAAGCCTCTTCCGCTTCGGCTACTGCCCAAGAACTGGAAGATAAGTTAAACAAGTTATATAACTCTATATTGCCACTTCTTAGTAATCTAAAGAAAAATCCAGAAAAAGAATATATACTTTGGCCGAATAGAACAGAGAAGATCGAGCAGTTTGAAGATTTAATTCGGGAGATTATTAAATGACACTAATTTCAAGTGGAGCATTAGGACTACAAGACGCAGGTACTAACCCTTCTTCAAGTGTTCTTTTAGATACTGGTTTCGGTAATTTCCAAATGGTCGCAGATACATCTTTTGGGTTACATAGACCTTATCAATCCAACTTTGAGGGAGAAGTTGGGCAATGGGATTATGATGATGATCAAGTTGTAGACGGAACTGCTTATGTGTATAAAAAATCCAGTTCTTCAATATATCACGACTCCGGTCATTATATAGGTTATTTCAATTATGGTGGATATGATAGTCAATTAGCAAAGGGTTTAATATCGCATATGAATAGTCAGTATGCAGGCGGCCAGAGTTATGTAAGTAGTACTTTAGGCCTTAATTGTTCAGGCGCATCTACACTCGGAAGTCTTAGTATTCATACATATACAGACGTGAGCGGAGTTTCAAGAACCATAAACAGTATTGGAGCAATACAAAATACTCATGGTGATAGTGGTACGGGTTCTTCTCAAAATGAAGGAAATATGTTTTGGTTATCTATGGATGGTAATGTACCCAATAGCAACAATACATTTTATCAAATAACTGTATATGATAGTTCTGGTAACGGAATCATTAATACAAGAAGCTCAGCTGAATATGTCTATGACGGCACACATTCAACTTGGACATGGTATAATATTGCCGATNCAAGTATATCATTTCCGAATTGGGGAACGAACGGCAGATTATATATGACTAGGTCTGGCAGTACTACCTTTAATAATGGAATTGCAGAAGAAATGGGTGGTGCTGATAGTTCTAATGTTAGTATGTCAGATTATTATAAAGGCGGAACATATCATAACACAGTAGGCATACCTACAAGTGGTAACGCGCTACCATTCTCGGACTTTTATGGTAAGACATTTGCATCAAATGCACTTACCTCAGGGACATTTAATGTGTTTTATTTTAATTATTTTGGCACCCAATTTTCTGGATATAGTTATGGTGTTAGCGGTGGGGATACTTTAAACACATTTGATTTTCAAGGGACCACTTCTCGAGTTACTTCAATGGGTAATGCTAGTGGTAGCGGCGGTATATCTCTAATTATAAGGTCTACAGGAGGTACTGATTATTGGGTTCCCGGCAATGATTGGTCTACCATGAAAGTTTATAATGCTGCGAATGGTTCAGGTACACCTGTCATTACACTATATAGAACTTCTGCCAGCGCGAGCGTAGCTAATAACGGATCTTCAAGTGTACAAATAACATATACTTGGTCGGGTACATATGCTATGTCTACTTACTTTGGTACATCAGCCAGTCAGCGCTTCTTGGAGATTTCTTAATGGCACTTACTTTTACATACGAAAATAATACTACTACTCATGTTAATGGTGAGGTATTTACTAAAGTTCAGCCGGTTAAAATGATTGTAACTGATGGATCAAATACCGTAGAAACCAATGTAGTATATACAGATGGCCAAATGAACAGAGCACATACTAAAAAACTTTTAGTTAATTCTTATGAAACCCAATTTGGACAAATAAAAGCATATCAAGATCTTACTCTTGCTAATTTAGGTAAATCAATACGTGACGATGTATATATGGCAGGAAGTATAGCTAGATCAGACTATTCTATAGACACAGATGAAGGCAGTGCTATTGTTGATAAATTAGAAGCCTCATGGGCTGATTTTATACCAGATTATAGATCACATTCTACAAATTTTGTTTCAGAATTTACTCCACTTAGACTACCATATATAAATTCTAGTATTTCCTTTTATGATATGGAAGAACCTAGTGACGCGCTTAAAACATATTTTGGTCTAGATTATAGTTCTTATATGAACTTTTATGGATTAAAGTTTGATAAAACAACTTCTGATGTACTTATGAAAGTAATGATTAATTCACAAGAAATGTATGATGCTCATCCAGAATTATGTCAGAAAATAGATTCCATTATACCTACACTTGGTTCGCATTTCTTTGGACTTATATATAATTCTGATGGCGAACTTACTCCATTAATAGATGTATATTTTACAGTAGGTTACGATATAGTAGAAGAATGGCTAGAAGGTACTGACCTTTCTATACCATACACAGATAAAAGTTTAACTTCAAATTTAATATTTTGGGGCGGAGTATATAATATCGAGCAAGATAAAATTACTCATATTAAAGCATATATAAGAAATTATTTAGGAGATTAGAATGTTTTTTAGTAAAGATAATGATATTGATGTAGATCAATTAAGAGAACAATTAATTATAGACGAGGGACAAGTAAATGAAATTTATCATGATCACCTCGGTTATGCTACATTTGGTATTGGACACTTGGTTATCGAAGGAGACCCAGAATTTGGGCTTCCGGTCGGTACTGATGTCTCAGAGGATAGAGTTGTATCATGCTTTGCCAAAGATGTAGAAACCGTAGTCGAAGACTGTAAAAAATTACACGATGCATGGGACGGATACCCACAAGAAGTAAAACAAGTTATTGCGAACATGATGTTCAATATGGGACTTACGCGCTTAAGTAAATTTAAAAATCATAATGCAGCGCTGCAAAGTGGTGATTGGAAGGAGGCGGCTGTAGAAGGTCGCGATTCACGATGGTACAAACAAGTAACGAACAGAGCGGAAAGGCTAATGTTGAGACTAGAAGCGGTTTAAAATATTTTGAATCGGAAAATAAAAATCAAAAATACAATGGTTGGTATTGGTGTTATGAGAGAAAATCATATTACCGATGGGACCAATTTCTAAGAGGAGAAAAAAATGGCGAGTACAATTAAATTACTAGGTTCTGAAACAGATTTAACTTCTGCTTCAAACGTAGGATTTGCAAAACTAGTAAGAGTATATAATAGTGGGGCAGCAGGAACATTAACTCAAAAAACAGGATCTACAGTATTAGGAACTGTTACAATGAAACAATATGAGTGTCTTAATGTTGAAAAAGCTCCCGCTGATACTTTAGAAGGCGGCGCGGCATTTAAAGTAGTAAGTCTAGCATTTACTAACTAATATCCCACCAGCTACGGTCATATAAGTTATAAATAACTATATGGCCGAATTCTTTGAACTAATATCTCAAGTCGGTGCCCCTATTGCTGGCGCACTTGCTATGGGCGCGTTCATATTCTTAATAATAAAACAAATATTAGAAGGGTTGGTCGGCCAGATTAAAACTCTAACCATATTCTGCGAGTCATTAGAAAACAGAGCAAGAACAATGGCGAATGAAATGATTAAAATTGATATGCTAGTAAGTAGTGCTTTACAATTAAGACCTGATATTGAAAGAGTTGCCCGAGCGGAAAACTTTGTAGAGGACGGAAAATTGGATGTCAGACGAGACTAGAATAAATGGTAAAGTATGGAAGAAGGTGNCAGCAAGTAATGATTGGAGTGATCCAGATACTTGGAAAGGCCTAGGAATTGTAATACTTATAATAGGAGTATTTGGATTAATACATTATATGGGATGGATG